TTAATCGTCCTCCTCGATATCCTCATTCAGCACCTTGCGATTGGCCTTTTCGATTGTTTCTGAGATTTCTGCGATATATTGCTTCTGCGCTGCGCGAATCTCTGAAACATTATTATATACCGTGTCGCGCAGAACGTGCGACGCTGCCTGTCCCGGATGATTCACGTGGTAGCCGAACACTTGCAATTCCCCGTGGTTTTCGTACATCATGAAAGAGCCGATCTTCCTTTTTGGAGAGGTATGAGGTTTTGTCCCGAATTCGATCCACCAGGGGCTCGCGTGCGAGGCGAGCTTTCCGCGCTTGCGCACTCTCTGCCACCCATAGAATCCGATCTGTAGAGTCGGCTGTCCTGTCTGCCTGTTTATCATCACCCAGGACGCAATATGATTCTTGAATCGCTTTGAACGGAGGGGCACGTTCTGGCGCAGCTTCTTTCGGACAACCTTGCCGCTCTCACGGAGGGCGGCCTTGCTGAGGCCGCTGAGCGTCTTTTTTACCTCATCGGATTTATCGACGAATTTGACGTTATACAGGGGCATGGGATCACCTTACACTCAAAAATGGAGAAAAATGATGTTAACGCTAAAATGAATGATGTTAACGCTAAAATGAATGATGTTAACGCTTATCTAACGTATAAACGATGATAACAGGATAGTCGAAAGCGCCGCGTGTGTGTTGAGCTCCGCGGCGCTTTCTTATAAAAATTTAAGGAGGGCTATTTTATGATCCGCCGAGAAGTGACTTCCATGTATCCTTCCCAACGACGCCGTCAATGTCGAGCTTGCGTGCTTTCTGATACGCTCTCACGGCATAATCAGTATTCGTGCCGAACGCGCCGTCGATCGAGAGTGTATTGCCGTCCTTGCCTTTATAGCCGAGGGCTTTGAGGAGGCGCTGCAAGGTCTTGACCTGATCGGCGTTATTCGCGTACCCGGACGCGGCGAGATAAACGAGGCTGACGGATGCGGTGACTTTCTTTGCGGAGGAGGCTGTCGATGTAGAACTCGTCGTGCTGTCGGTCGCATACTTCGGGCGACCGGCGCAGGACACAACGTCCATAGAGCGGACGCGGCGCATGACCTCGCCGTTCTTCGTCCCGCCGGTGTTGCCTTCGATGGTGGTGATCGTGTTGTCGGCGTTGATCTTCTCGACAATGCCGACATGATCGCAGGTGTACACACCGGGGCAACACTCCGAATAATCATAGCTCCAATGGAAGAATACGATATCGCCCGGTTTGAGCTTCGACGCGGCGAGCGGCGAATAGTCTTTGTTGTAGATCAGCTCGTTCTTCATCTTGAAGCTGTTCGCCATGTAACCGCATCCGGCATTTTTGCCGTGAATCAGGTCAAGTTCTCCAAAAGCATTGAATATCCAACAGATAAACGTTGCACACCAGTCAAACTCAGAACCCGACACGACTCCACCGTAGAACCATGTGTTATATTTGCACTTTTTAATGTCGGTTGCCTTCGTCCCGATTTCGCCAGCGGCGATATCCAGAACCTTTTTAGCGGTCACGCTCATGCTTACCCCTCCTGTTCAGAAACTTCACCAGAGCCGACCCAACGGCAATCAGGAACCCAGATGCAACGATACACAGGGTGCTGATAGCTATCTCCTGTATGAAATAGACCGGAATTCTCATGCTAGTCCTCCAACTCAGGCAGACCCGCGATTGAAGTCAACAGGGAGAGAATACCGGCGAGGGCGGCGGTGGACGCGACTGCAACCCAGTTGACGTCGCTCATGAGTGCAGATACGCCGATGGACGCGGCGGCAGTCTGAGCGGCGGTCTTGATAGCGCGGATTCCTGCGGCTTTAAGCCATTTCATAAAGTCCTTTTTCATCATAATCATCCTTTCTTTTCTAGGTCGTCAATCCTGTGGTTGGCGACCTTAATATCATTTTGAATCACCGCTGACTGTTTCTCCAATTCATAGGTGCGCTCGATGATATTGTTGTGCTTGTCCACCTTTTTCTCCAATTCCAGAAGACGGTATTCCAAGAGGGCGACCGTTTTCTTGTGTTGGATGGAGGCTACGATGATCGCGGCGATTGCCGCCGAGCCACCAGAGATCACAGCGGTGATGATAGGTACTACGATTTCCACCTTAATCACTCTCCGTTAACGATTTCTTTCCAACCAGCGGGATATGCCGCGGGACTCCATACGTTATTGTCGATCACCGATTCGTAGATTTTGCCCTCGAATCTCACCTTGTCGCCCTTCACGTAAGGGTTCGTGCTGTCAGGCTGTACCCAGTCGGGAATGGTCTCAGGGTCGGGTATCTCTGCAAACAAGCTGACCGCCGCGTCGGGAGTCCAGTCAGGTTGTGATTTGTGGTTTTGCAATACCTTGTACAGCTTGTCTTTATACAGTACACGATCGCCGATGCTGTACTGCACACCGTTGCCATCCCATTCGGGGAAAAGGACGGCTTTTTTTGCGGCTTCTTCATCGGGCATTTTCGCCGTATAATCGTTCAGTATTCCGCGAATCTTTCTTGCTCTGTCAATCGGATTCATCTTCTACACCTCCGACGATGATATCATACGCTTCTGCCTTTTCGCGCAGAACAGCCTCTTCCTGTTGTTTTTCTCTTCGCCTTTCCATCTCGGCCTCAAACGCCGGGCGCTCGGCCTCTGCCTCCTCGATGGTGGTTGCGGTTGTCGGGTAGCCGTAGGAGGTCAAGAGGCGCTGATGGCTGTACAGGCTCTCGATATGGTTGGCGTCGTCGATGTAGACGTCGCCGGTCAAACCGAGAATCTCCTTCTGCCTTTCGACCTTCGGATTTGTTCTATCACGGATTATCATAGAATCACTCCTTGCTGTTTATAGTTTTATAATGTTTATCTTCGGGGCGAATCCCTCGCGCCCCCTTTAGGAAGAATGAAGGAGGCGAGAACCGATGATCCCGTTCGCGGTCGTCGCGTCGTACGCGATGACTTGGAAGGCACCATAGAGCGCGCTGGCGCTGTAGTAGCTCGCACCGCCATTCACGACCGGACGATCCGCCGCACAGAAGTAATAGTCGCAGAAATAAGTATCGTAACTGCCATTGTTGACAGTCTCAATTGGAACGAGGAAGAACGGATGATCTGCATCCCATCCGAGCGCGGCGATACAGTGCTTGCTGTCGCTCGTGACGGCGTTGTTGAACGAAAGTGCGGACATATTCGTCGTGTCGGTGTCAGAGAACTTCGACGGATCGGTCGTAACATAGGACGGTGAACCCGAAGCAGTCGAGATAATACCGTCGTAGAACTTGGCGAGATTTCCGAAGAAATCCTCAATGTAATGCCACCGCATCTGCGCGTATGCGGTTTCGAAGCCGGAGGACGTCGAGAGGCCGTCCGTGCCGCCTGACGGTCGCACAGTGTTGCCGCCGGAGGTGCCGCTGCCGTTGATGCGTCCGGTCATAACCGAAGCGGAGTCCTTCGTCGCCCATTCAATGAGCCAGAGGAACCATAGTGCGCTTTGATGACAGAAGTCGTATTGATAGCAGCCTGTACCGGAGTTCGCCGCGTAAGTGCGGAATGTGTCTCGTGTCTGGTTCGCACCGAGTGTAGCGCCGGTGACGGATTTGAGCTGTGTGCCGTTGATCGACGCGCCGTAACAGGCGACGTCGAAGCCTGCGATCTCGTACCAGTTGCCCGAGCCGGAGGCGGCCTTCGATACGGCGACGTCTGTGATCCTGTTGTTCGAATCCGTGCCAACGCGGAAGAACATCGTCGGCAGACGGAGAAACTTGCCCGCGTCGAGGGTGACGATCTCCGCTTCGCTCCACGGGAAGACGTTATCGAAGTCGGAAACAATCGCGCCGGACGAGCTGTTGATCACGTAGCTCATGCCGACCGCGTCGTCGGTACGGGTGAGGGCGGGCGAGCTGCTATACAGGCCACTGACGCCATAGATCGGATAGGCGACGACCGGCGGGGTGAGGGATGCGGCGGCGGTGACGCTGACGTTACCGCTGACGTTCGGGATCGACACAACGCCGGTTGTAGCGTTGTAGGTGAAGCTAGACGTCGCCGTCCCGCCCATAGATACCGAGATACTGCTCGGCAGATAGTAGCCGGAGGCGGGCGTGAGGGTGAGACTGTAGGTCTCGCCGTCGGAGATCAGGGAGGTGTTGTCGTCGGTGGTGAGGTTCGTGAGCGACCGCGCGACCGTGTAGACAGAGGCATTGATGACGTTCGACTTCGCGGATTCGTTGAAGTTCGTACCGTAGATCGTACAGGAGAGCGAGTATGATCCCACCCCGAGCCATGTGAGATAGAAGTGATCCTGTGCGGCGCGGGTGTCGATCAAGGTGTTTCCGTCGTAAATCTTGAAGCCGGTGGCGAAGCTGCCGTTGGAGGAAGGATTCGAGACGGAGATATTGTTGCCGCTGCGGGAGATCGTCGGCGCGTGCAGGGTGGGCTGTGTGCCGCCGCCACCGCCGGACGCGGCCTCGCGTACCTTGTCGCCATAGCCGGTCGCGGGGACGTTGGTCATCGTGATACCGGCCTCGGTGAGGGCGTCCTTCACGTCGTCGAGGGAAAGAACGGCAGCCGCTACGTTTTCGGTTAGAGTATGGTTTGCCATTGTCGCGCCTCCTTATGATTGATAATTCAGAGCGGCCTCGAGGAGGTCGTTCGCGTTGCCGACGAGGTCGGAGAGCGTATCGAGATCGGATTGGCTTGCGATCCTCCATGCCGAATTGGAGGTTGTCTTGATCCAGAAGCTCTGGTAGGTATTAAGACCGGTTCCAAGCGTACAGCGGAACATCTGTCCTACTGCGAGATTCCCAAATGCGGTAGACGAATAGTCAGGAGCATTACCTCCGCTTGCAGCCGGTACGGCGTTTGTTGTATTTGCGAGGAGCATGACGCCTGTAAGATCAGCGCCGCCGATCTCGACATAACTGTAGTAGTATTGTGATGGACTGCCGGGGATCGTGACCTCAGACCGTGAATAAACAAACCATGTCTGAGTGGTATCTTCTTGGTCGTCGTAGTACACCCATAAACAGGGAGCGGGGTAGAAGGACGTCGTGGCGGATGAGGGCGGAGCAGAGCTCGCATTATACACAGGGATATATCCGGCGTCATTCGAGAGGTCGGATACTTTAGTCGGAACAGTGGGAATCTCGGAAAATAAAGCAAACGCATAATATCCGTTTGCCTTTTTGAGCATCGGTCTTCCTTGTCCTACGTAAAGTTGTCCGGCGGGAATGGACGCCCATTCGTCTGGATCGTTCTCATCGAAAGCCTTGTCCATCTTGTCGCCGATTCCGAGCGCGGTCTTCATTTCGTCTGCGGTAATATCGTCCTGCAAATCGATGCCGGCGATCTTGCGCTCCTTGCGGACGTAATCAGCGAGGGAGTTCAGCTCGTCGGTGCTCTCGGGAGCATCCTGGTCATACGCACTCTTTTCTATCTCGATATAGAAAATCTGCGTCGTGAGAAGTTCATCGTTATTGTACAGGCCTATTTCCGCTACGCCGGTACCGTGGGCGGCGAGGCATTGACCGGTGAGTATAAACTCGATCTTTCCGCTGCTGATCGTGGCGTTGTCGATCACAACGTGCTTATCGGGCTTTGTCATATGGAAACGTGCTGTGATCCCATTCCCGATTGTGTATGCTTCGCCGTTATTCAGTGGGGTGATAACCAGTTTTCTGGTGTCGTTGTCGCCCTGCTTTGCGAATACGGTAGGCGGCATAGAGCTGCGCCCGAAGTCGAGGTTGATATTCTGGGTGATTTCCATGTATTATTCCTCGCTTTCTGCCTCAGCGGGAGGCTCGGGGATCGCCGCGCACGCACGCTCGAGCTCTCGTTCCAGGATCATCGGTAAGCTAGGCTTCATTGTTCTGTTCCTCCGTTTCGTTGTTATTTGTGGGCAAAGAGCCTCTTGTCGGTGAAGTACCATTATCGGCGCTTATACCTTTTTCTCTGTCTTTGATCGGTTCTAAATCCATGTTATTCCCTTTCTTGTTAGAGTGTATTATTCACGCTTTTTGCGCTAAACGAAGACGTATACCCGCCGTCTGTGCTTTTAAGCGATCCCTTCGTATATGCTACGGTAATTGAATCGCTTGCGCTGAGCGCTGGGCTTGCGAGCGTCAGTACAACAATTCTGTTATTGTCCGATTTGAGCGCCGCTGACGAGATTGTTCTCGACGCTCCATTGACTTTTACGGTAAAATCGTTGCTTACTACACTGCTTGAATCTATAAACTCATTAAATACAACATTGATTGTCGTGGCAGAGGCTGTTGAAGCGGATACAAATAACGGTATTTCATAATACCAATATCCAACAATAATACCGTTTGAAACTCTTACTTTTGACGTGACCCAGTCGACGCCGCCGTCTGGACGAGGCGTGATGTTTGTCACGATCGGGATTTCTCCCGTAAACCCATTATTATTTGCATTTTTATAAACAACATTTACATCATCAAAATAAACATTTTTTAATGTATAATAATGCCCGTGCAAATCACACCCGAGGTGCATACCATACTCCGTAAAAATCGAGTTATCTCTCGAAAAACAAAGCATCGTGGTATACTCGCTTGCGGCTGATGAGGCTTTTTGAGCAAAAGCCATATACATACCTTGATAATCCAAATCGAAAACGAGGCCTTTGTGGGCGCTGTTGCCGCTCCACTGATTCGTGCCGATTTTTCCGACATAATAATTATCTCTATAAAAATGACTGCCGCTATCATTGAGTTTTTGTCTTAGCTTTTGCGTTGCAGCTGAATCCGAGTCATATACATTCAGTTCTCCCGCCTCAAACTGAATATATTTTGAGATACCGTTCCATTTGGTTTGGATAGTCTGAGCTGTGATAGCAGTCGCCGAGACGCTGTCCGCTTTCAGCAGCGCGCCGTCGAGCTCGCCTGTGGCGATAAAGTCGGCGACGATCTTGCCGTCCGCGGTGATCGCGGTCGTATATGTGCCGTTATATCCACTTGACGAGTGGCCGAGACCGGCGCTGTTCCATCTCCACACGTTGACGGCGTTCTCTATCACGCCGCCGCTCGCAGCGTCGAGAATCAATATTTCCTGCGGATGCTCGGAGGGGTTCAGCACGACATAACCGCCGCTCTGCCCGGTGATCGCCGCCGTCGCGGTTGCGATCGCCCGCTCTATCGCGAGCGCGACCTCGCTCTTGTTTTCGTCCATTCTGGTGGTGATATGGGTGATCTCTGCGTTCTGCTTGTTCACCGTATCGGCGAAGTTGCTCTTGGCGTCACCGACGACGAGGCTGTCGTATTTCTCTTTGAGGACGTTGTAGACAGTCTTGACGATCTTCGCCTTTGCCGTAATGCCCAACTTAGAGAACCGCACCGAGATTATGTCGCAGAGCTTCACCCTCTCGAGCGGGGCGATATTTTTGTAATCCAGTGTGTCCGCGAGGTTGATGAACGAAACATTGATATTGATCTTCGGTGTTACAAGGTCATGACTTGCAATATAACTGTTCGTGATATTGCGGAGCCATGTTTCTGTCGGGACGGTGTTCTCGGGTACGTCACCCGAGAAATCGTGTATGTACGCTCTCTCGTGCCCGAGACTCGGAGCGTTCGTGAGGGCAATCGTTTTCTCTGTGAGAAAAACATATACTTCTTCGGTGTGCCCGTTGCCGTCGTCGCGGTTATAGACCGCATACGGCATAATATGGGTGTATATCTCCGAAATGTTGATCTCCTGCTTTACGTCCGTGAGATTCTTGCCGTATTCGATGGAAACGCCGTTATCAGCGCCGCGGCTCGCGTGGAGCTTGATCGTGTAGTTGTCAAACTCGTACTCGCCGCCCCACACATCGAGGATAGAGCCCTCCTGTCCGCCGAGCAGACCTCGCACAGAGCAGGGTGTTTTGATCGTCGTGCTGTGCTGCGTGGCAATAGATGACTGAACACTGAACGGATGATTCAGCGGGGTTTCAGAGAGCGCCTTATTGATCGCGACGGCCGGCGTTGCGTTGCTGACGGCGTAGCCCGCGAGCGGTAAGCCGTTGAGATCGTATGAGATATGCTCCGCATTGAACGTGACGACGCCCTTGAGGGGCTTGGAGCTCTTATAGATCCGAAATAGCTGATATGCGCTTGTGGCGTCGACCTTCGCCTTGATGAGCTCGCCCTCTGCGATCAGGCTGAACAGCTTGCCGGTAAGCGGGTACTGCATCGTGAGCTCGTATGCTCCGTTGCGTTCTTCTGTAACCGTCGTGCTGATCGCGTCGACCAGATAACCGTGGCCGTGGTGGGTGAAATCGGTCTCGTCCTTGCTGTACAAAATCGGGATCATAAGCTCCTCCACCTCGGAATGATATCAATCTGTGTTACATCGGATGTTTTTGATATCGTATTCTCGCCCGGGACGAGCTCAGGAAACCCATCGGATACCATCTTGTTATTGAGCGCTGTTGAGCCCTTGTAACACTCCATCGTCTCCGAGTCAACCTCCACGTATCCACTGACTTCGGTGAATTTGAATTGCTTACTGTTGATATAAACATAGAGCGTGCCGGATCCGTATATTTTGAGATACGGCTTGCTCGTGCACATCTCGGCGTTATAGATTTTTTTTGGTGAGCTTGTGATGGTGATCGTGTTCTGGCCGTTTACCGCGTACTTGTGGGGCTTGCAGTTAAAGGTGATATCGAGGGAGCCATAGTCGCGGAGCTTTTGCTCGGGGTTTACCTCGCCGGTGAATGAAGCGAGCCGGAAGTATTCGCGGTCGTAGGTATCCCACAGCTTGTAATAGCCGGGATCCAGGAGCAGCCACTGCTTGAGCAGACGCGCGATCTCGGGGAAAGAGCGCGGCGAGTTGTTCAACAATTCGAGCTTATACGGGATCTTGATGTTCTGATAGCTGCCCTCGTCGGTCATGAGATCGCCGTCGCGCCCCGGTACAGGGGTATATGTAACCTCACGCTGTGCGCCCTTGTATGATCCTTTTTCTTTGATATACAAACCAAAATCGAGCGAGGAGTGCTCTTTGAAATAGAAAAACGGTAACTTTTCCATTATCCAAAAATCACTCCTCTGCGTTTGATCTTTTCGTCGATAATCTCGAGTATTTCGTCGACAAACGAGTCAATCTCATCGGGATCCTTGCCGTTGAGGTTCTCGATGACGATACTCCGCTCGCCGAACTGAATGATGATATTGATTGAACCGTCGGCGTTTTCCGACTGGCTGACAACAGTAGGCTTTTTCTGCTGTTCATATTCGCTGTATTCTTTGCTCTCGCTCTCTGTGAGGACGCGCTCGCCCTTATGGAGCAGGGCGGGATAGTCGTCATACGGCACATAATCGAGGCCGATACGCAGCCGCGGGAGCTGAACGTCCGGGATGTGATCGAGGTCGACGCCTGTCCACCCGAGCGCCCAGTTGATCCCGTCGATGATACCGTTAATTACCCAGATAGCGCCGTTTATCACGCTTTCGACGATGGACGGGATCAGGTTGAAGATCCCGCGGAAAATGCTCACAACGCCGTTCCATACCCGCTCCCAGTCGCCCGTGAAGATCCCGCCGATAAAATCGACGATACCGCGAAGCACCTGTTTTACCGAGTCGAACACCCCACTCAGCGCTTGAAAGGCTAGCGAGAACGCGCCGCTCACAATTTCCGCTACGCCGGAAAAGGCCGCTTGCAGAGGCGGTAACAGAGTGCTCGTGAGTAACTCGATAAAGTCACAGATAGGCGGCAAAATCAGCTCGAGCAAGTCGAACAGCGGCTCTAAGAGCACCGTCAGAAGGTCGAGGATAGGCTGTAACAACGGCAAAAGCGCGTCAAGCAGCGACGAGAGGATCGGCAGGATCGTCTGTACGATCTGGAGCAGCGGCGGGAGCAGAAGATCGAGCAACTGGATCAGAATAGGTAACACCGCGTCGATGATCTGAACCGCATACGGCAGGATCTGCTGTAATAGGCTCACAAGCGGCGGGAGGATTGCCTGGATGATCTGAACCGCATACGGTAAAAGCTGCTGCAACAGGCTCAGGATCGGGGGCAGGACGGTCTGGACAATCGTAACCGTTAAAGGTAAAAGCAATTCGAGAAGGCTCACAATCGGCGGCAAAACTACCGATATGATCTCCCCGAGTAACGGCGCCAGGCTCTCAAATAGCGAGAACAGCATCGGCAGGAGCGTTACAGCGAGGTCAAACAAAGGCGGGAGCGCGGTCTCAAACAAACTCGTGACGACCGGCGTCATTCGCTCTATGAAAGAATGAATCCGCGGCATATTGTCCTGGAACAAGTCGGCGGTTTTCTGAACGATAGGAATAACCGCCGTCCCAACGGTATTCAAGATACCGCCGAAAGAACGCTTGAGCGTGTCCATCGTATCGGAGAACTTCACGCCGGCGTCGACGGCCTCGTCCGACATTACCATACCGAGCTCATGCGCTTTGTTTTTCAGCGCCTCAACGCTCGCGGCAGATTGATTGAGCAGCGGCGCTAACTCCGTCCCGGATCTGCCGAATAACTGATTCGCGAGCCGCGCCCTCTCGGTTTCGTTTTCAACGCCTTGCAGGGCGGCGATCGTCTCGTTGAAGACTTCCTCTTGAGAGCGGAGCGAACCGTCGGCGTTCGTCACCGATACGCCGAGCGCTTTGAACGCGTCGGACGATTTGCCCGCGCCCTTTCTCGCGGCGTCCATCTGCGTGGTGAGCGTCTTCACGCCCGTTTGGAGTTTGGAAACGTCCATGCCGTTTTGTGACAGGACATAGTCCCACTCCTGATAGGCTGTTTTGGACAGACCTATCTTTTGGCTCATTTTGTCGATCTCATCTGCTGAGGCCGATGTATCACTAGCCATTTTGTAGGCTGCGCCGCCGATCGCCGTCGCCGCACCGACTACGGCGGTACCGACCGCTACTGCGCCCTTTGTGATACTCGTGAACGCAGAGCCTACCTTTGAGCCCGATTTTTCCGCTTTTTCAGTTGTCGAGTCAATGCTTTTATTTGCATTGGTGTTATCAATGAAGATTTCACCGAAAAGCGAAAAAATACTGGCCATTGATTACTCCTTTTTACTGTCCGCGGCGATAATCGGAGCAAACTCGGTCAAGATTTCATCCGCGGTTTTCTGTTTTCCTTTCCGCGCTGCGGCTGCGGTGGACGCGGGCTGCGCTTTTCTGAGGCTTAACGCGATAAACTCCTGGTATTCCATGGGCGTCTCCTTCGCCATCCTCTTGATGATGTAATGAGCGAGCCATAGTTTCGTGAGCTGTTCCCGTTCCTTTGCCTCTTGCTTACGCTTCTCCTCAGCTGTGGCAAAATCGAGCAGCTCGCCGAGAAATGAAAGGGGCAAGTCCTTGATCGCCGCCCAGTCGTAGTACCTATGCAGGAGATTCAGGCACCGTGCGCGCCCTTCTTCTGCAGCGCAGACTTGAAAAAACTGACGATACCCTCGTCATTAATGATCTCGGAGATCATCTCGAGAGCGTCGAGGTTTTCCGCGTCCTCAACGCTCACGTTCTTGTATGCTGCTACAAGCGGGACGATATCGTCGGCGATCTTGCCGAGCTGAGGGGTTATTTCACTCAGGATATCCATGCCGATAATACCGAGCTTCTCCTTGTCGAGCTGTTCGCTGACAGGCTTATCGTTATCGAAAAGATCATTATCCTTGAGCTTCTCAATAACCGGCCTGAGGTCGATTTTCGCCACGATCTTCATGAGATACGGGGTGGTTGCGATTCTTAACATAGTGGTTCCTCCTTAAATTCCTTAAATTCCGCTTATGTAAGCGTATTGCTGACGGGCTGCGCGGCGAAGCTCTCGACGGAGATACCGTTCTTTCCCTTGAGGGTACCCTTGGTGTAGGCTACGGTTACGGTCTTCCCGGCGGTGAGTGTGGCGACCGTGAGCTCTACTACCTTTGCGTCGCCGGTCTTGAGCGCGGCTGCGGATACGGCCTTGCTCGCATCGGACATGAGCACGGTGAAGTTGCCGTATGTGAGCGTGGCCGAGTCGAGCTCCTCGTTAAAGGTGACGCTGATCTTCGTCGCCGTAGTGGTTACGGCAGAGACGAAGATCGGGGCGGCGTAAGAGCTGACGTCCTTGACCTCCCAGATAGTGCCGTCGAGATCGTCCGTCTCATAATGAGAATTGAACTCGAGCGCGAGCTCGCCCTCTGCCTTCTGTACTGCCTTCGCGGTAAAGCCGGTCTCGTGCATCGCGTTATAGAGCGTGATCTTCTTGTACAGACCGCCGATCGTCTTGCAGAACATCGTTACATTTTCGATGTAACTTTCGTCGGCGACAATACCGCAGCGCGGGTTGCGGATTGTTTTGCCGTCGTCGCTCTCGACAACGCAGTTAGGGATGGCGAGCACCAGATTCTCCTGCGACATATCAATGGTGGTTACCTTGAGCGTGGCGTTCTGCTCCTCGATAACCTGCATCCCTTTCGTCTTTCCGTGGCGTCCGTCGAATTCAATGTCGCGGACGCTGACGCTTGCGTTAAACTCGCCGCCGCCGCGTGTCGGGGCGAGAAGCCGCTGGGTGGAAAGGCCGTAGTCGAGAAAGATGACGCCCTCGTCGATCTGGATGTTCTCGATCTGGTTAGTCGTGAGGTTTTTAATACCCATGTTTTCCTCCTATAGATAGAATATTCTTGCCGACAGTGATAGCCGTCTGTGGGCGAGATCGTGCTCGCTGTCGAGCAAACTGTTTTGATTATCAAAACCGATATGCGCGCCGAATTGACCGGCGACGTAAAAGACTGCCCCTACTAGATTGCTGCGGAGCGTATCGCACAGGCTCTCGAGCGCTTCGGTAGCGCCCGGATCCTTCTCGTCTCCCCAGAGATCCACATAGAAAGAGGTGAGATCGCCCGACTCCTCGATCTCGATGATGTTAATCCCGCTTACCACAGCATACGGATACTCCGCACCGGATGAAGGCGCCTTTTCGTAATAAGTGGTGAGGATATTCTCGTTCATCCAATCGGTGAGAGCGGACAGAAATGCCTTTGTGTTGACCGCCATATCCCGCCTCCTTAACCGTCCGATACAAGCGACTCGCATATCAGCTCGAGACACTCGTTCTTGACCGGGTACGAGCGGATGATGCGGTACATGATCCCGTTGTATTCAAGGTGCGTCTCACGGTGATAATCGACTTTGCGGATCTCAACGCACAGCTCGGCGCGGTAGCCCTGAGCGCTCGCCTGGTAAAACTCGTTGCGCTTGACGCCTTTCTCATTGAGAAAGACCTCGAACTTCTGAAATGTTTTGTAAGGCTTATTAAGACTGTCGCGCTTTTCGATCTCGCGGCAGAGAAGCCCTATGTCATGCCACGCCACACCGCTACACCTCCTCGCTTTCCACGGTATAATCCTTGCTGTTGGCGAGGTGGATTTTCTGAGCCTTGTATGATTCGCGGTACTTCTCGGAGTCGTCGTTATCGAGCCCAAACTCAGCCTTGGCATAGGTGAAAATAGCCCTACGGATAAGCATATCCGCCTCGTCGTTCACCTTAGAGGCGAGGATCCCGACTGATAGGAGATCGGCGCGAGCCTCTCCTATCAGGTCGGTTATCTCATTGTCGAGGTGCGTGTGCTTGATACGGAGGCGGGCGCGTATATCTTTCACAAATTGTTCAGATATTACCGCCATAGACGCCTCCTTACAGTACGAGCGCGAGCTTCACCGCGGTACCCGCGAGCGAGGCGTTCGGGGTATAAGTGTTCTTCTCGAGTTCATCGTCGTCGACGGCAAGGGTGCCGGCGTCGGCGGAGCCGTTGAGAGAGGCGAGGAAAAGCGGCTTTGATGCGAGCTTGAGGGGCAAGCCGAGCGCCGAGCCTGTTCCGACCGTGAAGGTGCAGCCTGTACCGTCCTGCGCGGGGATAGATACCTTCGTGACGGTCTTGAACGCCTTCACGCCGCTCTTTGTGGCGGCGGTATCAGCGGTGAAAGTGAAATCCTCATAGATTTCCTCGTCCGCGTAGTTGGTGCCGTAGACGCGCACAGAGCCCGCCTTGATATCCCCGGCGGTACCGCCCGCCGTCACGGTGAGAGAGCGGGGGCACGGAGGATTCACAAGATCCTCCGTGATATCCTGCGAGGAGGTTTTGCCCGCGGTCGAGGTCATAACCGCGTCGGTATCGTTCGCGACGGTTTCGTCAGTACCCCATTCCTTGAGCGCGACATTCGCCGCGGGGAGGTTGACGCCGTAAACGTCGGTGCCGATTTCGTTGAGATGCTTACCCATAGCGATACTCCTTTCCGTTCCGGATTACAGAGAGGCGGCGCACTTGACGAAAGCCTCGGGGATCGCGACCTTACAATCGAAGATCGCGGTGCCGCGGAAGTCGATAGCGTTCTTGGTGAAGCCGCTCTCCGCGGACGAGTCAACCGTGAATCCTTCGGCCAGATTGCCGTAGATAGCCTTACCGTCGCCGAAGTAAATCTCGCCGTCGGAGTACTTATCGGAGAGCTTCGCGGGATAGCCGAAGATGATGAAGCCGCCCTTGCCGTCTTCCTTAACGATAGGTGCCTTGCTGTCGTCACGGATCGGCATACAGTTATTCCAGAGGGTACGCTTATTCATGTAGAATTTCGCGTTGCCGTCAAACTGAGCGGCAAGGAGACCGATTGTCGCCATGAGATCGGCGGCGGCGAGCGAGACTCCCGCCCACGCTCTGCCGGAGGTACCGTCTACCCAGGTGCGGGCGTACTTCATACCCTGCGGCTGATTCACGCCGGTACCGGCGGCGATATAACCCTCAACCTTGAGGCCGAGACCGCGGGAGATAGCGTCGACGAGCCACGCCTCGAAGCCCTTGACGGACATGAGCGCGACGGTTTTCGAGATACGAATCAGCTTGATCAGCTCGTATCCGCCGAGCATAACCGCTACGGTGGTGTCGTCCTTCGCGTCGGCCTCAGCGTTTTCGGAGTGGAGATCGGCCTCGCTGACTTCGTTCTCCACTACGATGGTGATGTTGCCCGGTACCTGGAAGAGAGTGATCTCGTCGAGGAGCGGGGCGATCTGCTTTAACTTACGGACGATCTCGTCCTCAGTCTGTGTCGGGATGACGCCGGGGAGGTCTGCGCTTGCGAGCGCTCTCTGTTCGGTGGCGGTGAGCGTTCTGCCCTGGAGGTGCTTGAAGAACGCCGAGCGATACTCGGGGCTCGACTGAGCTCTCCTGGTATCGGTGGGCTCTCCTGCGGGGGCAGGCTCCCCGGGCACAACGCCTGTGATGGGATTCACCTGGGCGGCGCGGCTCTCGATAGTGCCGTCGTTGATACCGGCGGCGATCTGAGAGCGGCGGTCGATCTGTGCAAGCTCAGCCTCGAGAGAGCGCAGCTCGCTCTCGGCGTCGTTGATCTGCTCGTCGGTGAGCTGAGCGTCGCCCTCGAGCAGAGAGCGGATTTCGCCCAGGCGCTTGATGATTTCGTTTCTTCTTTTCATGGTAGTTACACTCCTTTTGTAATTTCGTGTGTTTTGATTGCCAAGGCCAAACGGCGGCGGCGGATACGGCTCTGCTCCAAAGCCTTAAATTCCTTCGCGTGCTCCTCGCTGAAGAAGTCCCTCGCGGTCGTGAGGCTTGTATCGTTATAGGCGGGGAAATCCACCGCCGATACGTCGAATAATTTTTTGATTTTGAGCACCGTGCGGGTATGTGTTTCGCGGTCATAGCTGACCTCGCGGGCGATAAACGAAAAACTCATTTTATCCACACGCCCCTTGACGATATCTCGGTGAAGATTTCTGTGCCGCTCGTCCTCGCTGTCGAGATCCGCCTCGATGCTCAGTTCTGTCGGGCTGATCGCATATCTCAGCGACTTATTGCGAGTGCGGGCGTAGACGGTGCCGTCGTTAAAGCCGTGATTACGGTTAAAGATGAAATCGCTCATATCGCAGCCCTCGAGGGCGCCGGCGGCGATCACTTCCTTGTACTCTACGCCGTCAATTTCACACAGCACGGTCGGGCGATTGAATACAATCGGCACACCGCGGACGATCAGACGGTCGCCCTGTTCGCCTTCGGCTGCGGTATCAAACGAGCCGAGAGCGCGATACTCTCTTTCTCCGGGCTTATAAGGCATTGTTATTCCTCCTCGTTGTTGTTATCGTCGGCGCTGTCGTCGGGATCGTCGTCGGGATCGTCGTCTCCGAGCTGATACTTGTCCGCTTTTTTCGCGTTTACCATGTTGAGCGTCTGAACGCGGCGCTTGCCTTCCTCGCCTCCGATCGGAGCCAAGCCGTAGGCGATCAGCGCCTGGTCGACAGTCAAGCCTCCGATATCGGCGAGGAACTTGAGCGCGGCAGTCTTTTCGGAGATCTTCGTATTCTGCAGGGTATCTCCCTCGAATATAATCTCGTTGCCGTAGCCGAGCTCGCGGGCGGTGAACAGCCCGGAGGAAAAAGTCTGAGTCATCTGTTCATAGAACGGCTCGATTTCTCCGTTGTAATAAGCCTCAGCCTCCTCCGGCGTCTCTTTGTTCTGGATGATCTTCTCGTTCGCGCCGAAATAATCGTAGATTTCTCCCTTGACAAAGGCGAGCTGACCGGTGGGGATAGGCGTCTGCTTATCGGTGATCGGCGTGTATTTGTGCTTGTTGTCATTGACAATAACGCCGCTGCCGTTGTTCTCAAATTTCAGATTGTCGTCAATGAAGCGCTCACGCTGAAATTTCAAATCACCGTCTTTTGTGACGTCGTTGATTTCCAGGATACCGCGGATCATCGACACGAGCTCTGCCGACTTCGCCATGCTCTGGTTGAAGGTGTTCGCGGTTTCGAGCACAGCATTGATCGGGCGGTTATTCTCACCGAAAACGTCGTTGTTATTGAAGTGTGTGCCGATATGCAGGAGGTCGGTATAGGGGCAAACGTACTTGTTTCCGTTGGCGAAACTCATACGGACAAACAACTCGTCCTTGCAGTCCACCAATTCTATCGAGCTCGCGTTGATATTATAAAGCGCCTCGAGCTCGCCGTTGTAAGCGTCCCAGACAGGAAAGACAAAGGCGTTGTTATATAGCTTGTACTGCGTCGCGATCCGGTAATAGAACTTATACGCGGTTGTGTAGGGGTTAGGCTGCAGCCGCAGAAGTCTATCATATTTGTCGCGGACGGTCTCGATCACGTCGCCGGTGCGCCGGATATGTCGGGGCTGCACCTTTGCCACACGGCGGGCGAAGGCGTCCACCGCCGCCCGGACGGTGTTGACGTCGTATGCGTTCCCGGAGAACGGTACAAAAGAGCTCTGCCATGTGTTGAGGAGCTTATATACTCCCTGCGTATTGACTTGTGGGCTGTTATCTTTGCCGAAAATTTTTTGAAAAAGTCCCATTTTTACCCCACACAGTACATAAAATCCTTGAAATACTTGATATAAATAACCCAGGCGTTAAGGAGCGATACCATGCCATCTATACGACGCTTGTCGCTGATCTTGACCGGCTGAATGTTGTTGACGCCGCTCTTTTTGACGGCGGTATTGCTCAGGCACCAGGCGAGTATCGGGTTGTTGTTGTAGTTGACGAGCTTATCAGTTAGCGCTGCGCCCATCTCGCGCATCGGCTGACTCCATGTAAACGGGCCCTGTGCGACCGGCTCCATTTTGAACCCGTTTGAGATCATGTCGTCGACCCAGTATCCCGCCAGCGCCCGGTCGTAGCCGACTCTATAGGCGTCTATTTTGAACTGTACGCTCATCTGGCAAAACCACTCCGTTACCTGGTGAAAGTCTACGCGGGCGCCTTCGCATATCGTGAGAAGTCCTCGATCCGCCCACACTTTGTACGGCGCCTCCTGCGTGTTGTGCTCGGCGAGCTTGTCGATCTTTGCCTGTGGAAGGAAATAATGCTGCAGCACATAGATGATCGGATCCTTCTTGCGCCGGATCAGCAGCGTCGCACAGGTGAGGTCGGTCGTCGCCGAAAGGTCGCAGCCGCCGATCGCATAGGTGTCAAAGACCTCTGTCATCTCGAAGGTGGCGGGGTTCTGAATCTGGCTGAACGATAGCCAGACGGAGCTCTCAGTCTCGCGGATGTTGAAGTCCTTGCAGAGAACGGTCGGCAAAAAGCCGGGATCGTCCTTTGCTTGCTGCACAAATTTTGTGAGCGTTTCCCACTTCTTAATAATGCCGAGGCCGGGATTGGCCTTGATCCACATCTGCGGATTTGTCCACTCGTCGCGGCTGTCAAGCTCATACAGGATGGGTAGGAAGTCGTCGACTTCGATCTCGCCGTCGGCAATCTTGCACGCGTACTCGTACATACTGTCAAATATGCACTCGCGCAGGGTGCCCGCGGTGGTTATCATCACGACGAGCGGCTGATTGCGGCTCGAGGTGCTCTGCTTCATCACGTCGTAGAGATTTCGGTCGCGGATCGCGTGAAGCTCGTCTATGATTACGGCGTGAGAGTTCAGGCCGTCGAGGGTGTTTGAGTCGGAGGCGAGCGCTTCGAATTTCGAGGAGGTAGCCTCAAAATATAGATCGTTGCGCCTCTTGCGGATCACGGCGCGGAGCTCGGGTGATTGCTTCACCATGTTGTGAGCTTCGGTGAGAACCTTGCTCGCCTGGTCTTTCTTCGTGGCGACGCTGTAGATTTCCGCCGCACCCTCATAGTCCGCTATAAGGAGATAAAGACCGATACCGGCGAGGAGGGTACTCTTGCCGTTCTTTCGACCGACCAGGAACATCGTCTCTCGAAAGCGACGAAAGCCGGTCTCTTTGTTGATAAATCCGAAAAGGGCTTGAATATAAGCCTTTTGGAATAGTTCAAGCTGTATCGGTGCGCCGAGAACACCTTGCGACTGCTTGCAGAAGCGCTCGATAAACTCAATAGGACGCTCGCCGATCTCCTCGTCGAAGTAGTAGGGGGCGTTATCGTTGAGCATTTCCGCTACGAGCCGCTTATATACCGCCATCACGCGGCGGGAGGTCAATATCTCGCCGCTGTGGATTTTATCGCAGTATTCCCGGACGTAATTCACGCGGTTTTAACCGCCTTTTTCGTGGGCTTCGGCTGCTGTACGAATTTCATCAGCTCCGAGCCCGCTTTCTCGACTGCGGCGGGCGGGAGCGCCTCGCTCAGCTGCTTTATGGTGGCGTTATAGTTCTTGACCATGCTGTTGTATTGCTGCAGGAGAGGGTGTGCCCTGTCTATCTCATAATCGCCCTGGGGCATGGTGACGATCAGGCCTTCGCTGTTGAGTCTCTCCTCCATATCCGCGAGAAAAACCGCCATATTTGCCGCCCGAATCAATAGCTTTTCATTGATTTTTTTCCAGTTATCGGGCATTTCTTTGAATAATTTCTTTATTCTGCGCAGTTCCTTCTCGGTTTCGCTTATATTTGTTTTTTCCATATTATGCCTCCCAAAAATGCCCAAAAGGGTGGGGGGTTATACGCGCCCCGGAGAGTCAAAAAAGTAACTATCGCGCGGTTCATTATTTCGGAGTTACAATTCTACGACCCGGGGGGTATCAATCGGCTTTTCATTATCCTCAGCGGCTTCTTCTTCGTACTCGTACACCGCGATTGCGACCGTGTTGATCGCCGTGAGTACGAGCGTGCCGCCGTCGGCGAGATTGAGCAGCACAGTGCCCGCTTCGTCGAGCGCCTGAGCAACAGCGTGCTCAAAATGCTCCGCATCCGATACGATATCAAGATCAAAATTACCCTGCTGTGTGTAGATCACGAGCTTATATTGCTTCATATCGTTTCTTCCTTTCCACGAGGTTCCCCTCGCTGTCGAATGTGAGTCCCGCCGCTGTCGGCGCTGTTCCATCGTGCTCTATCGCATGGCACTCCATGCACAGAAGCTCGAGATTATCCTCCGCGAGTGTGATCGACGGATCGTTGATATTCTCGGGCGTAAGATGTTTCTTGTGGTGGACGATCTTGCCCGGTGCGCCGCACCTGACGCACAAGCCCATATCCCGCCGGAATATGTAATCGCGTACACGCCGCCATGCAGTGGACAGATAGAAGCTCCTCGCGAAATCCCTCATGCTTTTCTCCAAAACAAAAAGAGAGGAGCTCCGGTTGGAGTTCCTCTCACAGTTATCTATGCTACAATTTTACAACGGCAAAACACAAGTTTCCATACAGTTATTTTTCGATTTTAGATTGAAGCCAAGGCCGGCGAGCCAAAATACAACAATGAAAAGATCGCGACGGCTTTATTCCGTTTTGCGTATATCGTAGAGTTAGAGTATATCTCCATCCTCTCCATGATCTCCTCCTTCGGTCTCTTTTCGATGTACCACAAAGAGACGAGCTGCCTGTGCTCGTCGGGTAATTGGTCTATGATCGCCTTGATCTCGTCCAGATCGGCGCGCGTCTTTTCTAAGTCTTTTGTGCATTCCGTAAGAGAGAGAGCCTCCGTGAGTGTCCGGTCGATATAGTGCGTATCGACAAAGGGCTTGTCGAAATCAAGCTCTCCTATCTCTCGCGGAGATCCTGACAACGATAACCGCTCCTGCCGGCGTTCGAGGTTCTCAATGCTCCTCTCGATGTATGGTATCGATGAGAGCACTTGCTCGGCCGCTTTGAAATAGTTCAATTCTTCCTCGCGCTCCTTTTCCGTTTCGGTTTCTGTCTCAGCGTCAAGGTGACATAATAGCCGCCGTTGACCTCGTTGTAATAGGGCTTTACGTCGGAAAGAGTATAGCCGTCATATACGGCCTCGATCTCCGCCTTGTTATCCATGCCGGAGTCGTTCCACTCCTTGACCGTATACTGCGGGATCCGGCCGGTGCGCTCGGACTCGATCGGCTTCTCCAGATTCTTAGACGCGCACCAACGCTTACCGAGGATCGGCTCCTTGATGAGATACTTTGCGATACCGACGATCCCTTGATCGTTGAATTGCAAGGGCTTCGCGGTGGTATAGCCGCGACCCCAGAGCTCGGCGAGATCGGATATATCCATACCGCCGCTCATGACGATATGGTGATGGAGTCGGCCGTTGTTCCTGCCGATCTCAGTGACAAAGACATATTTCAACGGAGTCAAGCCGAGCTTGTTCCGGGCATACTTTACACGGCGGAGAAAGTTCTGACACTGTCTCTGCGCGTCTTCGGGAGAGTCGGGATAATGAGCGTTGTCGTATGTAAGGTCGAATCGGATGTCTTTCTTCGTGAAGTTTGTGTGGAGGATACGGATCAGCTTGCGCTCGGCGTTGCGCTGGTTAAGTTTCTGCTGTGTTTTGGTGGTGGGCTTCGCTTTCTTTGATCTGCCGCGCTGCTTCTTGAATACAGGATAGACGTCGACCTCGAGATATTCGCCGCAAAGGTTTCTCTTCTCTCTGTAAAGCATACGCATAACATCAAACCTCCATAAAAGGGGCTGAGCGCCCCCTCTTTCTCCGTGGAATTATGGAAAATCAGAGATTTACCACAATCCCACAAAGAAATTCACCCCGCCTCATTTCAGATCACCTCATAATTGAATGAGATGAGGGACATATACTTCTTCCGGTACCCGCTACGGGATTTCGTCGTCTAGTTATTATCCCATTACGAGCATAAAAAAGAGGGTTGTCCTCTTTTAAAAATTTGACAAAATGCCGCTACTGTTGTATAATATATATGTTTAAAGCAGTTTGCGACAATTGCTTGACCTTGCCGGGCGTGGAGGCTCGACAAGGTCTTTTTCTTTATTACGGTTAATATAATCTATTCCTTTTCAATAACAGCATTAACCTGTTGTAGTAAATCTAAGGAGACCAAATTCGTAAAGTCTGAATCAAGTTCTTTCCTTTCTTTTGCGTATTCAAGTATTAGGTCTCTGTCAATTAAGTCTCCGTGTGCAGTGGGCAATTCAACAAGAGGGCACCATTCCGGGCGGACCAGATTAAGATGTGTACACCGTTTCATTGTTTTAACACAATATGGCTCGCCGTCGGACAAGAAATTTGCTAAATCGCAAGTATAGCAATTCCTCGGTAGCTCCATTCCTTTCACAATCACACTCATTCTTTACCTCTAAAATCCTTGTATATCTCCCAATTGAGCTTACCGACCGAGCCGATATCGTATTGATCAGCTCGGCCGGATTTGTTTATGGCTCAACACGTTATTCTTCGCCGGTGGGCGACCGTATGCGGTGGATGGCTTTATTGCATTTGAGCGCGTGCGAATATCTCCTGCATATCCTGCGCTTCGGCCGTGTCGCGCGGTGGACATACATATCTGGATCCAAGGCGATCAAATAAACGATATCATGATAGTATTCAGAATAGGTCATTTTTTCTCTGCTTTCAAAATCTCAGGCTCGGCTTGCAATACTTTCTCCATTATTCTAATAATATCAATTACATAATAAGCCCTATCAATTGTGGAATATTCGAGCTTTTCTATAAAAGAATCTCTATCAATCAAGTCTCCATGTGGGGTGGGAACCTCGACGAGAAGGCAGCTTGCATGGCGATCTTTGCCGACCGTCATTTCGCGGCCGGTGATCTCGCAGTACATCACATGACGGCTCGTGAATCTTCTGAAATTGCAGGATTTGCAACACTTCGGCATATCCATGCCCTTTATCAGCACACTCATTGATCCTCCTTTTTCGTGATAATTATTTGTCCTTTTTTTACAGATATCCGCAGTGTATTACCTCTCTTAATTCCTGCTTTATCCCGGATGCTTTTTGGAAGAAACACTCTGCCTATGTCATCTAAAAACGGCTCTCTTAAGATATTACAAAGCGTATAATAATCTTCTTTGTCCTCAAAATCTGCGAGCTTATTCATTGCGATACGGTATTTCTGCATAAGCTCTTTTCGCGCGTCTATCTCGTTTGTCGCTTTAATTCTGAGTGCGGCTCCGTTAAGTGTTCTTATTGTAAGTCTTTCGCTCACGGTGTGTTTCTCCTGTATTCCATATACTTCTCTTTTACCTTGTCGGTGTATTCTGTGGAGTGCGCGCCGGCGTCCCAGGCTGCGGCGGCTCCGTATTCTCCCATGTTATACGCCATGAGCGCTTGCTCGACATATTCGTAGCGGTTGACATACTCGCCCAACAGATACGCGCCCGCCCGGATATTCTGGTAAGGATCCGAGATATCCGTGATATAGAGCCTATCGGCGAGCTCCGGCACGGCGATCTCGTTGATCTGCATGAGGCCATAGTCGCCGGTCTCGCTGATCGCCTCCACGTCGAATCCCGACTCTGTGTACATAACCGCCATAACAAGCTCAAATTCTACGTCGAAGATCTTCGAGGCATAATATGTATATTCCTGCAGTTCCTCCGGCAGCGGGCACTCTATCGGGCTGAACACCTCAACAGTCTCCGCCTCTCCGTCTTCGGGGTAGTAGACGACGCCTTCTGCCCGACTGACCGGCGCACCGACCACAAAGAACAAGATGGCGACAAGAGCTATATACAGGAAAATCGTTGATATAACGATACCGAGAGATCGGCGGTCTGTTTTTAACATAGAACGCAGTCTTTTGTAGGTTTTGTATTTCACGGCAGTTACCTCTTTTCTATATGACTAGGATCAGCGTAGGTTACGGAGTGCCCGCAGTAATCCTCGAGAACCGCTACGGGCTTTGATTTTCCATTTATTCGCCGTATCGTTACCGCGAGCACACTCTTGTACTCGATATCGGCGTAATTACGGGGCGGACAGGCTTTAAGGATGACGGGCGTCTTGAGGCGCTTCGCCTCTTGCAATTCCGCTACAGTCATAATTTATCTCCCGTGTCCCGGCGCGAATTTCCGCCCGCATATAGGGCAGTATTTGCATACATACGATGCGGTGGCTTGTTTTATCCTGGGCGGCTTGCCGTCCACCTTGAAATCCATGCAGAAGTAGCACTCTCCCGACCGGCGCTCCTCCTCGTCTTCGAGATCGGCGAGCGCGTTGAGCGTTTCTCCGATGATGACCGATGCAAGCGGAGTAGATTTGTGAATCTCTTCCTCGAGTGTCGGGCATATTTTGACGTAGGCTTCTCTGTTCGGCCGCCTTGCGGTGATTCTGCTCACGGCTGATCCCCTCCTTGCTCCTCACTCCCGGAATATTTCTTATTGATTAGACGCCGCTTAATCAAATAACAGATATGTACGGCAGAGGTAACGATACCGATCCCGACGAGATCGCTGCCGAAAGCGATCAAGATAACTTCCCACCATTCCAAAACGCCGCGGCCTCCTCTCTCATTGAGATAAAGATATTGAGAACCATCTGCCCGGTGATCCAGGGCGCGAGCGCGACCTCCCATGCGTCAACCTTATAATCAGCATAGGCGCACTCGAGCGCTTGCTCTCTTGTCCCGCCGAATACCGGCTCCGAGAGCCCGGCCTCGCCGATAAAGACGATCCGCACAGCCAGACCGTGCAAGGCACCTTTCAAAAATTCTTTGATTGTCATATTCCCCTCCTGTGATTGATATATCTCCGAGATGGATCATAAGTCTCGGTTTACAAAAGCGTATGGATCAACGGTTGCGGGGCGCGGCGAGCTTGTCCCGAAACTTCCTGAGCTTCATTACGCTCCTCTCGATATCGTTAATGTCGATATGCCACGCCTCGAAAGCACATTTTGTGTTGACGTTGGCAGGAGAAAAGGTGATCTTCCCCTGCTTTTCCTGTTCGGCGCGGGCGCTCTCTTTGAGCCGACCGGCGGCGCTTCGGCCGCAGCTGAACAGCCTCATGATCTCCGGCGTGCCGATCTCGGGATAGGAATAATAGATCTCAAACGCCGTCTCGATGTTTCTGACCATAATACGCGTTGCCATGCCAATCCCCCTTTTATTCGTACGCTTGTCTGATCTTCATGCGGTCGAGGTCGGCGTTGCCGACGAAGAAAAGATTGTCCAGATACTTTTCTCTATCTCCCCATAGCATCATGCGACCGCCGTGAAGTTGGATGTCGATGAAGTGATTCTCTCTTGTCTTGAAGATGCCGAGATAGCCTTCGACAGGCTTCACACCGAAATAATCGAGCCAGAAACTGAGCGGCTTATATACGATGTTATCGTTTTCGTTTACTAACCATTCTCCGCGAACCTTGAATTGATTTGTGTTGGCCATGTTAATCCCTCCTGCGCTTGTTATGCGACGTTTCGATCGAACAGTTCCTCGATTGCCCTACGCGACCTGACCGTTTCTGAACAACTCCGGGCTGATATCAAGAACCTCACAGAATATCAAGAATTCTTCTGCTGTGAGTTTTCTGTCTCCTCTCAGAGTTTTCGAAACCATGTCGGGGCTCATACCGGTCTTCTCTGCAATATAAGATTGCTTAATTCCTCTCTTTTCTACAATTTCAGCTAGAGTTCTGTTGATTCTCATGTTATCTCCTCCTGTAATCTATGTTTTTTAGATTTTGGTGATATTATAATCTATGTTTTTTAGATTGTCAAGCGATTTTAAAGAATTTTATCTAAAAAACGTAGATTTATGTATTGACATAGGCTTACAAGCGATTTATAATAAATCTATATTGAAAATAAATAGTATAGGAGTTTAAATATGTCTAGATTTGAAATTGCTGCTACATTAAAACGATTAAGAGCAAAAAGCAAGCTAACCGCTGACGAGGTTGGAGCTATTCTCGGAAAAAGCGGCAAAACCGTAAACGCTTGGGAGAACGGCCGCGGTCAACCTGACGCTGATACTTTGATCGCGTTGTCCGATATCTATGGCGTTACAGATCTTCTGGCTGAATTCAGCGGAAAAGTGAATGAAAGTATTGTATTATCCGATCATGAGAGAGAAGTTATTTTGGCGTACCGTTCCCATCCTGATGCTCAGTATCATGTCGATAAACTACTGGATATTGCAGAAAAATCTATTGAAACGAAAAAACACGCCTGATTACAGGCGTGTCGGTAATATCATCTATATTGATTTTAGGAGGTTATTATGAAAATATGTATGTTTTGCAATACCGAGAACGAGGATAACGCAGTAAAATGTACTTCTTGTGGAGCAAATTCGTTTAAATATAAGTGTGGCAACTGCGGTACTTTATTCGCTGACGGCGTTCACTGCCCGCATTGCGGTGTTAAGGTTGGTCAGAAAGCAAGAATATGTCCCCAGTGCAATACTCAATATTATTCAAACGCGTGCCCGACTTGCGGTTATGTTCAAAACAATTCAGCCGCTACGGACAATGCGGCTCAGCCTGTTAAAACGAAGCGTAAAACATGGCTTTGGGTTCTCGGTTGGATATTCATTTTCCCATTGCCGCTGACGTTGATACTGATAAAAAAGCAGAATATGAACAAGGGGTTGAAATATGGCATAATTATTGCCGCTTGGGTTGTTTACGCTGTTATCGCGTTCAGCGGCGCGATGTCAAAGAATAATATTCCCTCATCAAACAAGCAAGAAAATGTGATAGAAACAACGGCAGTTACCGAAGCACCTACCGTTTTCGCGGCGGAAGAAGAGACAGAAGCCCCTACAGAAATTCCGACCGAGAAACCTACAAAAGCGCCGACAGAAGCACCGACGCCCATTGAGTTTACAAGTTATACGGATTATGTTGACGCCGGGGCAATTGCCAGTGTGACAATTCAAGGAGCACCAAACACAGAATATTCTATCCATGTATATTATGACAGTTCTGAGTCTAAGGCTGAAGGACTCGAAACAAAGACTTCTGATGATAACGGATTTGTATCGTGGGAATGGAAAGTCGGTACTAATACCTCGAAAGGAGATCATTCAATCACTGTTCGCGGCGGCGGTACATCGAAATCTGTAACTTTCACGGTAGGTTGATCTCATGAGAGAACGCATATACCAGATTATCGAGAAGTCGGAAGGCGAGGACAAGATCAGCAAGATCTATGATACCGTTATGATGGTAATGATTATCATCAGCCTTGTCCCGCTTGCGTTTAAAACAGATAACACTTTCTTTTATATTATTGATAAGGTAGCATTGGTCGCCTTTATCATTGATTATCTTCTTCGGTGGATGACCGCCGACTTCAAATTTGAAAAGAAAAGCATATGGTCGTTCATCAGATATCCGTTCTCATTCATGGCGATCATCGACCTTGTATCTATTCTGCCGTCTCTTTCGCTTATCAACAGCGGCTTCAAGGCACTGCGCGTGCTGCGCATGATACGCGCCTTCCGTGTGTTTCGTGCTTTCAAAGCGTTCAGATACTCCAAGAGTTTTCAGATTATCGGAAACGTCGTGAGAAATTCCAAGAAATCGCTGATCGCGGTCGGCGTCCTCGCTATCGGTTATATCGTCGTGTCGGCGCTGATCGTCTTTAACGTTGAGCCGGATTCATTTAATACATTTTTTGACGCGCTGTACTGGGCGACGGTATCGCTGACAACGGTCGGTTATGGCGATATTTACCCGGTGTCCACCCTCGGGCGTACCATTACGATGGTGTCGTCGGTCTTCGGTATCGCGGTCGTCGCGCTGCCGTCCGGTATCATTACAGCCGGTTATTTGAATGAGATCAGCAAAGAGCAGAAGGACAAAAACAGCACGCAACAATAATCAAACAATATATAAATAAAAAACGCCTACCCTGCGGGAACAGGGTAGGCGGGCGCATAGCACAGAGGGCTATACTAGGTTGCGAGCCTGTGTATAGTCTACATCAACAAGCCCTCTGTGTCAAATCTTTTTTGAACAGGGGGATTATTATGCCTTGTTATAAGACAAAAGCAAAAAAGAAAGGCGGATTGTCGCAGTACCGCGTTGTCGTGAACTATACCGACAGTAACGGAGACTATAAACAGATCTCGCGCAGAGTCTATGGATTTGACGAAGCGAAAGCGGTAGAATCCGAGCTGATAAAGAAGTCAAAAGAGAAAGAGATCACGAAACATTTCACGCTGCAGCAGTTATATGACGAGTACATCCAGACAAAGGAGCATGAGGTCAGAACCTCGTCCCTGATCAAAACAAAGTCGATCCTAGCAAATCACGTGCTCAACACCGATCTGAAGAATCGGCGCATCGACAAGCTGACCGTCTCTGTCCTGCAAGGATGGAAGAACGAGCTGGGCGATAAGGATCTGAAGACAACGAGTAAAAACAATGTGATCCGCGAGCTGAACACGCTGCTCAACTATGCCGTGCGCATGGAGTATATCCCGCGGAACCCATTGGCTCGGCTCGGCAAATTCAAAGAGGCGTATTTTGCCGTGACAGAGGAAAGGATCCATTACTATACCGCCGATCAGTTCAAGAGATACATCGCTGCAGCTGAGGAGTCGCGCAGAAACTTGACCGATTATGCCTGCTGTCTGTTCTTCAAGCTCGCGTTCTATACCGGGCTACGAAAGGGAGAGCTGAACGCTTTGAAATGGTCGGATCTGGAAGGTAACGTCCTCCATGTCCGCAGGAGCATCTGTCAGAAGGTCAAGGGCTATGAAGAAACACCGCCGAAAAATCCGTCGTCGGTGCGCGATATCAAGCTCCCACCGAAAATCATGAAGCTGATCTACGAGCATAAGGCGCTGTTGGAGGAGAACGGAGGATGGAATGAGGATATGCGGATCTGCGGCGGCTATAAGCCGATCGCCGATACAAATCTCGAAAATCATAATGCGCAGTATGCGGCCGCGGCGGGATTGCCTCATATCTGCATCCATGATTTCCGTCACAGTCACGCGACCTTGCTGATAAACGAGGGCGTCAACATCCTTGAGGTCTCACGGAGGCTCGGCCATTCCGACGTAAAGATGACGTTAAACACCTACTCGCATTTATACCCCTCGACCGAAGAAGCGACGCTCCAAACGCTCGAAAACATATAA